CGTTACCCAACAGAGGATCACCCGAAGAAGCGCAACGGCGCGGTCAAATACATGGGTGACCACGGCTTTGTCCAGAACCATGCGACATCCACCGTTGTCAGTCTGTGGAAGCCGGAGCCTGGTAGCCGAGTGAACATTCCAGATATGCGATCAATCATCATTAGCCAAGCGAAGGCCGACCAGGAGCGCAAGAAGTTGGCAACCGAAGCGGTGAGCAAAGCAGTCCGTATGCTGAATGAATCTGGCTACCGCAGCCATGCGTACTTGGAAAGCAAGGGGTTTCCCGATGAGCAGGGTTCGGTCTTGAACATTGAGAATAAGCCGGTGTTGCTGATCCCGATGCGCGTAGGCAAATCGTTGGTCGGCTTGCAGCAGATTTGGGAGGACGGAACAAAGAAGTTTTTGTACGGTCAGCGTACAGCCGGTGCGGCCTTCAGCTTTGACAATAAGGGAATCAACATTGTCTGCGAGGGCTACGCCACGGCGCTGTCCGTTCGGGCGGCCATGAAACAGATGAAGCATCGGTACACAATCCACTGCTGTTTTTCAGCGGGGAACATGGTCCGGGTGGCCGCAGGACTCGAGCAGGGATTGGTGATTGCTGACAATGACAAAAGCGGCACGGGACAACAGGCCGCAGCCGATATCGGATGGCCGGTCTGGATGTCGGATCTTGAGGGTGAGGATGCCAACGATTATCACCGGCGCGTAGGGCTGTTCGCTTTTAGCCAGAGCTTGCAGGCATCAATGCTCAGTCTCGCTGCGCGTTGGCATGGCTAGCGTTAAATCGCCGTGCGTGAAGGGCTGGATTGTGGCAAGGGATTGCATGATTTCAACGCCCAGGGCAAGACAGCGATCACCCTCGCCGCTGTAGTCGGAAATCACCCTGACCTGACCGTCAGCATTCTCGATCAGGTACAGGGTGAACATTTTGCGTTCAGTCATCGGCGCAGGATAGCATCTTTAGTTTGTGTCAATTTCAACGTGACCTATGCGGATCACGCCATCATCTGATTCGACGGTGAAGTCGTCGTCGAATTCAATGAAGTGCCCCCATGATGAATCGTCCTGATATTCGGGCGATAAGTCCGACACTTTGACGCAGCCAATAGATCCCGAGTCCACCAAGTAATTGCCGCCGCACGATCCCTCGTAGACACCGTCACCATAGGCTGTTTGGAACATGGCAAACCGCCGCCCGTCTGGCAATTCGAATTCACCGTCAAGCGGCTGATAACCTGCGAACCGCAGATCACACAGCCGATCCCATGTATAGCTGTCAAGGACATAGCAAAGATCCCCAACGTAGTATTCACCCTTTTTCATCATAGCAATCCCCTTCAATAAATTTAATCAGCTTCTGCCCTTTAAATACTAAGTCGTCGATTTCGTTGAACCGCATCAGCGCCTGCCATTCACTATCGGCGGCAATGCATAGCCGTCCGAACCGGTTTACGGACGGCTCGAAAAAGTAAAATTCATACACTTCAAGCATGTCAATCCCCTTATTTAATACGCACGATGAAGTGTTCGCCGCAACCGTCCGATAAATCTAACTTGTCTCCCACTTCCATGTCGCGCAGCTTGACCCGATTCTCGGGCGTGTAGTTGCGGTCGGCGGTAAACCAAGACAGCGACAAGCTTTCGCACTTCGGCTCACCGTAACCTATACCCCAATAAGCGGAGTACACCGGCTCGGGTTTTGATAGCCAGACCATGCCCTCGGAATCGCCGTCGAGCCATTCTTGCCAACTCCGATAGACAACAACGGCTTCGTCATTGATGCCGACAACGCGCCCATCTTTTAGGTGAACGAAGTCGACAGTACAGCCGCCGCCCGAATTCATTGTTTCAACTTTGTTGATGTAGTCCATGTCAATCCCCTTTCACAATTCGTGTGTTGTATCAATAGACGCGCAAAACGTAGTGTTCTTGCGTTGGATGCGATAAATCAGCCGATTCGCTTATCAGTAGGTTGGCTAGTGTTTCGATATCGGCTTCGCTGTAGCCGTTGTCTGGCTTAAAAAAATCAGCGCCGTGAATTTCCGTGACGTGCTCGTCGACGCCGGTGCGCCAATAGCACACGAATTTTTCATGCCCGAATAGTTCGGTTTCCCGCAGGTTTCGTGGATCAGTCATTGTCAATTCCCCCTTTAAATTGTCCCGATCGGATTTCTTCCCTGTAAGCAGTCTTTATATCGTCCATTGTTTCGTAAAATTCACTCCAGATTTCGCTGTCTGTCGAGTCGAAGTAATGCACCACAAAGCCGTCCATGTCTTCGGTGATATAGAACGTGATATCGTTTTGGGTAGTATTCATTATCAATAGTCCCTTCCCTTGATTTGCACGAAGCCGCTTGTATCGGCTTTGGCTTTCCCCTTTGCGTAAAGCGCAACGACAACCGAGCGCGGCTCAATATGCCGCACGTCCGTGTCATCACCGTCGACAACCGACCAACCGCGGAACTCGGAAGGGATATCGGAGCGGTTCAGGAAAACGACAGCCGTCCGCTGATTTGCGGTATTTGAAAGACCCTTGATTGATATCGTTTTCGGAGTAAGCGCCGAGAATGAATAAGTTAAATCGTAATTACCGGCGGTTTTTCCCTCAAGCTTGCGGCTTGGATGCTTGGTGTAATCGTAGAATTGAACGTCCGCAAAGATTTGAAAAATCGTCCGTCCGTCGATTTGGATATTCTCGAAAGGTATATCGCTTGTACCGTTAGGACGTACAAGCGGTATCAATCCAAGCTTTTCAGCGCGGCGCTTGTGCGTCCAGATATCCGCGCAAAGCGAGAGCATGAAAGCGCGGTTGCTCTGGCGGAAAAATTCGGTTTTCGCGGCTCGGGCTTTTTGTGTGCTATTGAAAGCGCCCCTTCCGGCTGTATTCAGACAGCCGTCGAAACAACCGGCAAGCTTCGCGAAGGGGCAAAGCTTCTCGTCCGGTACTAGGTAACATATGGCCGTCAAGTAGCCGATTTTTTCACCCTTGACGGTTTTGGCGCTTGATTCACCGAGTATCGGACGGTATGGCAATCCCTCGGCTTGCAATTGTGCTTTGAACGGGTTTTTCATTTGTTTCCCCTTAGATTGACGGAGCCTTGACGGTGACGGTATAGCCGAGCGCTTTAATCGTTTCGAGCGCCGATCGGGTTAGGGTTTTGGTATTGGCTAGCCGTGCGAGAAGCTTGGCGGTTTCGCAAGCCGGATAGATTGTCGGAATTCCGTAGATATCGCGGACGGTAACGGTGATTGTCATAATTTCCCCTTATGATTGAAAAGCCGGAAGCGCTCCGGCAAGCGGTTAAATTTCGGTTTTGGCGTAGTCATACATTGACCAATTGTCCCGATTTGCCCAATGCGCGAGTTCTTCCGGATCGGCAACAATTTGCCCAACGATTTGCAGAATCCGGCCGTTATGCTCGGCCTCTCGCGGGAATTGGTAATTAATCCACTTGTCGAAGAAAGCCATGTATTCGCCGAATGTCATAAAAGCTTTGTTCATTTGGTTCCCCTAGTGATGCGCTCCGGAGTGAAGCGCTTGGACAAATCCTCTCACGAAATCCGGTATCGATGCAATAGGTTTGAAGCGCTTATCTATTGCATAGTGTGATTGTATTTATCAATCAAGCGCCTGGAAGCGATAGGCTGGCTATCAGTTTTGACCGGGTGATTGATTTTCTGTATTTGTTCCGGTATCGTGCGCCCGAAGCGCTCAAGTGAGCGAAGCGAACATCGGCTCAGAATGAAGACACCCACTAGAAAGCAACTAAGGGAAGCTATAGAGGACAAAGGGATAGCTTCCGTCCTCAGAGTTCCCCGCCAAGCCCTCACACACAAGCAAAGAAAGTTTGCTGAAGCGCTTGTACTGGATGAGATGACGGGCGCAGATGCTTATAGAGCCGCTTATACAGCTACCGGTAAAAAGAAAACACACGGTGATAACGCTAGTAGACTGAAAGCCGATAGCAGAATCCAAGCTGAGATAGCCGCGCTCGAACAGGCTAAACAGGTAGCGGCATGGCATTCCGCCGAAGCTTTGCGCTCACTTGTAATTTCAACGCTCACTTCGACCATCATTGATCCGGAAACAAAACCGGCTACGCGTATCACCGCGGCAAAAATACTTGGCACGGTGACGGAAGTAGCAGCATTCACCGAGCGCAAAGAAGTCACGCACGTGCAAGACAGCGGAGCGATACGCGATCAGATACTCGGTCAATTGAAATCAATGATGCTCGGCTCCGATGATGCAATCGATGTCGACGCAAACGCGCTACTCACAGAATTGACCGCGGATGGTCCCCACCCTGGGGGCATACCCCCAAATGCAGAACGGGACTCCGACGCGACTGTGCATACTAATCCACTCGAACCATCCCAACTAGAATCCAGCGAAGACCCCCCCTTGTCTCCAGAAACGCCTACCCCCCAGGGGGATATTTTTGGCCAAAAACCCTAGTTGCCATTTTGATAGTGTAAACGTTTACACACAGCAAGTTTTATGCCAGATGTTTTGATAAATAGAGAAATGGTAA